CGTAAACCACTAAAGGTTTCTCCTCTGTACTCTATACTCATATTTTTATTTTCTTTCTATATTTAGGTTTTATTTTTAAAGTTTTTTGTTTCTGTGTATTATCTGCTTCTTTTCTTTTGATAGTTCTACCTGTATAAGTGTCAGCTTTTTTCTTACTTGTACTATATTTTTTAATATGGTCGTCATGTAAACTGTTAGACATATAACCATCATTATGAAACATTTTTTTATAAATAGGAGACATAAATTCTAAACGTTTTTCTAACTTACTTTTTTCTTTCTTAGCTTTTGCCATACCTTCTTTGGTATATTTATATTTCTTTCCACCTACTTCTGGCATAATACACTCCTATAAAATAGAGAGAGGCTCTAGAAACCTCTCCCTGTTATTATAATTAAACTTCAAGTAAACCAATACAAGCAGCAGGACGTAATACGTTGTGTCCCATTGCGTATTTAGCAACCATAAGTGTACCTTGTCTATTGATTTGGTACTCTGATTCCATACCTAAGTCAAGTAGCTTAACAGTAGCTACAGCTTCAGGTGTAAAGATAAAGCCTCTCATCTTAGAAGCAATAGCCACCATGTCTGCACCATCTACAGCAGCAGTTGGTAAGTCATAGTGAGTAGTTCTACCTGAACCAGCAGTGTTAGCTAGTGGAGCATTGTCAGAAGTCTTACCTTCGTTAGCATCACCTGTAGTAAAGTTTACATATAGGTTAGATACTTTAGCATGGTTAGACATAATGACAGGCATTCCAGCAATCATAGGAACAGTTGCTCCTGCAAGATTGCCATTACCACCAAAGTCTTTATTCATATAAGTTAGCTTTGAACCGTCTGAAACATCTAGTAACGCATAGTACTGGTCTGGAGCAAGAGCTACCACAGCACTGCTATGGTCAACGTTCTTGATATCAAACTCTTTCTTTGCATCAAAGATAGCTTTAGCTAGTTTAGCAGGGTCTATAGAATCTGCAGTAGCAGTACCAATAGTTACGTTATCAGTAAAGTCTTCTTCAGAAAAGTCTTTATATCCTTGAACAAGACCTGCTGCTCTAGTTGCATTAGTTGATAATGCAGCTTTAGTTAGCATTCTTGCAACGTTTCTATCAGCTTCATTAGCCAATGCAATACCAGCTTCTTTAGAGTAGATGCTTCTTACATCGTAATGATTTATAGCTTCATCAATGTTAGCAATGAACTGACTAGAGATGAGCAAGTCATCAATAGTTACAATTCTCTCACTAGCTCTGATGTTACCACCAGTAATCTCATTTCCAGGAGTTAGGTATTCAGCTGTTGCTCTACCTGTCATTGGAAATGATGCAGATTTACCCTTACTAATTGTACGAGTTCTCACTTTGTCCATTAGGACTTTCTTTTCTTCAAATGCAGTTAGGACTTCCCCAGCATATAGCTTGAGAAACAGGTCTCTAACGTCACCTGTATTATTAGTTTGACCCTGAAAGCTTACGGTGTAAGCAGGGTTTGAAGCAGCTTGTGCCATTTTTAATTACCTCTTAGTAGTTAAGTTGAGTTAAAATTACACTCAGCATTTCTACATCCTTTCTCCAAGATTGTCCCTCGCAAGGGGTCAGGGGTAATCGTTTGTCGTATACTTTGTGTTTATTTAGGAGTAGCTAATTCCTTTTAAATACACCAAGTTAATCGTGTACTTAAAAGGAAGGGGGAACTTGTCCCCCAACCATAACAACAATATTAGAACAGACTTGACCTTGCTAACTTATTAGCTACCTCTTGTCTGTAGGCAGGGTCATTTGCGTATCTAGGGTCTGACATAGCAGCAGTCATTTGTGCTGTACTTTCAAATTTCCCACCTGAAGCTCCAGAACTATTAGTACCTTGTATAAGGTTTGGTTCTGCTTCAGAACGATAACGTGCAAACATCCCTTGAACAGCAAGCTCAATCATATTTTTATCTTGCGTATTCATTGTTGCGTTAAAGGCATCTATCTCATGTTCAGGTAAGTTTTGAGAAGCCCAGTTTACCATATTAGCATACTGTTCTTCTCCACCTGTCAATGAGAATACACCTTGTTTAGTGGATTCAGCAAGAGCATCTTGTCCTGCTATCCAAGAATCTACCAGAGATTGAGAGAAACCTGCTTCTTCTAAAGCTTGATAAGCTTCCTCTGATAGTGTTCCAGTATCAGCATACTCTTCTTGGAATGCTGAGAAATCTAAACCTCTTTCATCTAGAAGTTCAGCAACTTCAGACGGATTTTCAGTAGGGGATACGTCTGTTTCTTCTGAAGTTTCTTTAGGCTGACCAAGCTTTGATTCTAAAGATGCGTAAGCTTTAGCCATATCTTCTGGACTTTTAAACTTTTCAGGTAGCCATTCAGGACGTTCATCTACCTCTTCTACTCTTTCTCTGTCAAGCATAGCTTGTTGATGCTCTTCAGACTCTGGAGCTTCTGGTTGAAAAGTATTAATTGAATCTGCCATTTATTATTATCCTTCTTCTACAGCAGCCTTTGCTAAATTAGGTGCAGCTCCTTGAGCCATACCAGCTACTGTTTGTTGTTCTAACATTGCTTGTTGTTGTTGTTGCATCATCATCTGTTCTTGCATCTTCTGCTCTTCAGATTTAATTAAGCCAGAAGTATCAATTCCTAGTGATGCTGCTAGTCTGTCTATGTAATCACCTACATTCATTTCATTAGCAATAATCTCTTGACCTAATGGTTGTAGATATTGCAGGAATGTAGCTAATTTGTTTAAGTCTTGTCCACGTCCTAGTGCTTCAATACCTGTAACTACTGTAGGCTTGATGCTATCCTTAGGCATACGTGGCATTTTACCTTGCTTCGTTAATGAATCAAGTAGTAAGTTTATTAAAGGTAACTGAAACTCTTGTGATAGTATAGAGTATACACCACCTAAAGAAGTCTCTAGTTCTTGTGCCATGAAACGTATCTCTTCTGCTGTAACACGTTCTGCCTGTCTCTGTACACTAGTGTTTAACAAGAAGGCTGCACTTAACCTATCGTTAATCATCCTCATAGTTTCTAATGCTACACGAAAGTCACTAGCTTTTTGTACTTGTAATGTTGAAACATCATTAACATCACCAGAGATGAAAGCACCGTTAGGAGCTTTAGCTAGACTACTAGACTTTGTTGTACCGTTAGGTCTAACAAGGAATAATACTTTAGAAGAAGCAGCTGAGCCTTGTACAATAGACTGTGTTAAAGCTTCTAAACTACGTAGGTCACCTAAGTATTCTTCTATGAAACCTCTACCATAATCTTCTCCATCAATACGAATAAATCGTAGTGGGATGTAAGGGTTCTGGTCTTTCTTAAACATACCTCTTGACTCAGGTACTTCTATACCTGCTACCTCTTGGTATACTTCCCACCCTTTACCAACTAGACATACCTTAGTATACAAGTCATAGTTCTTTACAGGTGAGTCTGACTCAGGTAATAATACCTTTATTGACTCAGGTAAGTTTAAGACATTAAGACTTTCCTTAGTAATAACCTCAAGTAGGTTACCCATTGTATCACGTTTAGTAACATAACGGTCAGGTCTATACACCTTCATACCACCTTCTTTAGGCATGTACACTAGTGAGTTACCTGTTACTATAAGGAGTTTAAGGGCTTCAAAAGCTGGTACTCTAATAGCTTTAGACTCTATTTCTGCCATAGCTGCACGTTCAATACGTGCTAGTCCTTCTTCTACTTGTCCTCTGTTATCACCAGCTATAGCTTGTAAATCAAAGTCATCAATAGTTAAACGAAAGAAAGGACTGTTAGGTGGTAGTAGTGCAAGTAGTAACTTAGATGCTAAGTTATTTACACCTCTTGCTCCAATACCTTGATAAGGTGTAGGATATATAGACGAACTACTATGTCCTTCCTCTGGTAAAAGAGTAGGTATAGTTAGTTTAGCAGCTTCACGTCCTCTCTCAAGGAACGTATCTCGTTCACTTTCAAGTTGACCATAACGTTTAGCCACACTTCCTGTTTCCATTTCCATATCTTATTCCTTAGGTATACCCCCTTCTATAAAGGGCATTAGTTGAACTTTTTTCTTTTTATATTTACTGTCTGAGACAGCCTCAGTTGGTTCAGGTTCTTCGTCATTGAAAGGCATAGTAGTATTCTGGTCTATCTCTTTAGAATCTCTACCCATAAGCTTTTTCATTTCACCTGTGTTGTATGTTGCTATTAAACCACCCATTATATTATCCTTTTGGTATATTAAGTCCAGCACCTTTACCAGCTATTTCTTTTGTTGGCTGTATTTTAAGGTCTGTCCTTAATTGTTTCTTACCTTTACGTACTTGTCTTAGCTTCTTAGCTTCACCTGTTGTAACAGTTTCTACTTCATCTCCTTGTTCTTTAGGAGCAGCAGTTCTTGCTTCAGGTTTAGGAGCAGGAGGAGGAGTAGGTTTGGGTTTAGGTTTACTTACTATTTTCTTAATAGGTTCAGTAACTTTTTTAACCACTTTCTTAACTGGTTTTTCTAAAGGCTCTACTACTTTTTTCTCTATATCTTTAGGTAAGTCTTTTACTTCTTTTACAATTTTCTTAACTGGTTTTTCTAAAGGTTCTACAAAAGTTTTCTCAACTTTCTTAACTACCTTCTTAACTGGTTTAGTTACTTTCTTAACTACCTTCTTAACTTTCTTAACTGGTGCTCCCATAATACTATCCTTTTGGTATTTGTAAACCAGACCCCTGACTACCTACCTGTGTTGCAGTGTCCATAGCTAAGTCTGTCCTCAAAGCTTTCTTACCTGTTTTCTTTTTCTTTAACTGTGTGCTCTCTAAATCCGTATCGTCTAACTCTATGTCTGGAGTTTTAGCTACAGCTGTAACTGGACGTGCAGGAGTAGGGAGTGGTGCAGGATACCTGCCTCCAAATAATCCACCCATATAATTAATCCTCTATGTTATAATCGTTGTTTTGTAATTCAACAAGCTTCTGTATTATAGATTGTTGACCCCTGAGAAAGCTTAGTTCTTCAGGGGACACTTGTTCTAACGGAAGTTTGTTAGGGTATAACATTTTTAGATGGTTAAGTAGCCCATCTGTAATGTTAAAATCATTGCCTAGTAATTTCATGTATGCAAACTTTCGCTAATGTTGTAACTTTAGATATCAACTATCTCACAACCATCAGCAGTACATGCTAATGTTTGGCTATTGTTGGTCGTATCTTTCTTCTCATATAACGATAAAGCAGACCAATCAATTTTAGTAGGCATCTGTTTCTTGAGGTCATTATACTCCTCCTCAGTTATATCTTGATAAGGTGCTTGAGCATACGTATGGTCACTATGAGGTAAGAAAGAAATACCAGAACATATATCAAAGTTCTTGTATACCCATGCTCCTACTTCCATCCACTCCTCATCTTTAACTGTAATAGTAACAGAAGGTTTATGCTCACACCAGTTTAAGGCATAGTGTTTCCATAGTTCTAGCTGTTCTATAGCAGTCATTACGTTACGTGTAACAGAACCAGTAGGTGATTTAGTAGGGAAGCTGAACACTGTAGTAGAGTCAGGCTTCATTACACATGCTTCAGCAGGTATACCACTATCTTTTAAGAACATAGTTAGTGGGTCTTTATTATCTCCACGTACAGTTCTAATGTAGTAGTCACTATGTCTAGCATGAATACCAGAAGCACTATCAACTAGCTGTGATACAGTACCTGATGGTTTAACACAGGTGATAGCAGCTGATTGTGGTATCTTTAAGATAGCAGAGTAGTAGATGTTAGTATCTATAGCTAGTTCCTTCATCTCTTTTAACCATGTCTTACTATCTAATGTCTTAGACAACACCATGTTATCCATGATACCTGTAAGTGAGACACCTAGTAATCTCTCTTGCTCTGTATTCTCCTGCCATATCTTACGTAAGTAGGGCATATGAGTAAAGGTAGATTGTATTGTACCCAGTATGGTAGCTAGTCTTACCTTCTTCTTAAGACTTTCTTTATCATCTGATGCACGTACAACAACTTCAGTTAAGTTACAGAACTGGTAGGGTCTTAGGATTATCTCTGAACAAGGATTAGTACCCCACTCATGTCCTGTTTCTCTACGTCCATTCATACCAACATGCTTATCTGCTGCTACCCTTGAGAAGATACCTCTCTCACCTGACTTAGATTCTACTAGAGACAACCACTCTCTCATAAACCCTTCCATGTCAGGCTTATCTGTATAGGCAACAGAGTTATTAGCTAGTGCACGTTGTCCTTCATTCTCCCACCATTGACCAGACTTAGCCTTAGCCATACGTCCATCACTTAGGTTAGACAAGCTTATCATAGCTGAACGTCTAACACCACCTACAACTACGACCTCACCAATCTTACACATGATGTCATGGCACTCAATAGAGTTAAGCTTTCTACCTGCTGCACCCTTGAACTTCTCCACTACAAAGTTAAACAAGTCAATCAAAGGTTGTGCACCACTAGCTCTACCACCAAAGGTCTTGAGTCTAGCACCTGCAGGACGTACAGCAGACATGTCCCACTTAGGTATGTCACCTGTGTATAGGTGTGACAGTAACTTATGTAAAGCTTTTGCCCAACCTTCTTTACTATCTTCTACAGATATAACATCATTACTTTGTTTCATGTCAGCAGGGATGTCAGGTAGTTTAGATATTGATTGTCTCTCTACACTAAACCCTACACCTGTACCACATAGTAGGATAAACATAGCTTCATCAAAAGCACGTATGTGGTCAACAGGTAAGTAGGAGCAGTTGTATATACAAGTGTTATCTCTTTCTGCTGCAACACCTGCAGTCATCAAGGCTCTCATACTAGGCATAACTTGTAGATTAAGTATGGCTTCTTCTAGTTCTTCCCATACTTCAGGCTCTACTTTATCTGTACTTTTCTTTAAGAAGGACATGTATCTTCCTACGGTTTCATCCCATGTCTCTCTTCTGTTCTCTTCTTCTA